CCCGGCGCGTATGGCCCAGATGATGGCGTTGAACTCTTTTTGCGGGTCCACCCACTGCCACCCCTGGGGAATCCATTTGACCGCCTGATATTCCCGACGGCGTTTCATGTAGCCTGGAAGTTCCAGGGCCCCAGACAAAATGGCCTGATCCATCCACCGCGCCCAGACCGGACGGCAGAGCTGATGGATCAAAACCATCCTTTGCAATTGTTCCATGCGTCGTCGGAACTCCACCATGCCCGCCCGAATGCTGGAATAGTTGACCCCGGTGAGGTCACCGGTAAACTGCTCGTAGGTGAGTCCCAGCCCCATGGCTATGGCCCGGAGTTGCACCCGCATAAACTCTGCATATTGCCCGCCCACATCGGCGGGGTCGGAGAATTTGATGTCTTCACCTGGCAACAACACCTGCATGGTGCCTGGTGCCCAAGTGACCGGAACGGCACCATCTTCGTCGGGTTCCTTCTCCTCTTCACCGCCAACACCCAGTTCCGGATCCGGCTTGGTGATAAACCCGGCGATGAGCGCCGCTGTTTTTTTACGGACCAGTTCAGCATCGTCGTATTGATCCAGTTCGTGGAGTTTTACCAGGGCCTGGGCAAACCACGGCTCGCCCCGGAGCTGACCGGGCCTGAGCGGTTTAAAAATGTGACACACTTCGCTGATCGGCACCGGAACGGTCTCTCCGGCTTTGAACAGCATGGGCTTTTCACCTGGGTGTTCCCGGAAGAGGTGATAGGCACGCCTGCGACCAATGCGGTCAAACTCGATGCCAGATCGGATCCGGTTGCCGTTGGTCAGATCCTGGTTCAGATCTGCTGGCAGATGTTCCGGCTCCAGAACCTGGAGTTGAAGCGGCACGATCAATCCATCCCGTTCCTCCCGGTTACGCAGTCGGACAATCACCTCACCGCCTTCGATCATGGCCCGAGCGATCAGGGCCTGGAGGCCATAAAAACCGCACAGCCCATGCGCATCCGCTTCCTTGGTCCACTCTTGCCAAAGGGCCTGGATTTTTTCTTTGACCGCTGGATCCGAATGGGTGGATTGAGGTTTGATACCGGTCCCCACCAAGTTGGCCACCAGAGAATCAACGGCGTTGGATGCCCAGGCATTCCGCCGGACCAAATCGCGGGACCGGGAACGCATGATGGTGGCATCCCGGAACAGCAGCGCATTGACCCCATCGTTTCCAGGGGTCCAGTTGCCAAGCCGCCGCCCCGTGGCCGCGCCTTCATATCCGCCGGCCCGACGTTTTGGCAGACCACCGAATAGCCGTTTCAACAGTTTCATAGGTCTTTCATGCTCCGGATCCGGACGTGGCGGACGATACGACGACCACCGGTTCGGGTAATTTCCCGGTCCAACAGGTCCAGGGCGTTTCGCACCTGAGTCAGATCGTATTCCACCGTCCGGTCGCCGTGGGTCACCCGTTTCTGGAGGCTTTCCAGCCTTTCCAGGAGCCGGTCCCGGCGGATGTTCAGTTCAGAAATCGTAGCCATCTCACATCCAAGAAGAGGGAATCACCCGTCGTTGGGCTTTTGGTTTAACTGGCTTGGGCTTGTTTGATTCAGATGGATTGGCTTTCATCGGCGCTACAAAAATCCGATGTGCCTCACGGTTCAAACGTAACCCCATAGAAACCAATCCTTGCAAGGCGGCCAGAGCATAAACCCGGCAATCCAGAGCCTCATTGCGATCTTTGTCCTTTTTTTTCCATTCTCGGATGGGACGGCCTTTGTGGTAACGGGTGACAACACTTTCAGCTGTCAACTGTTTGAAATATTCCACATCCCGCTTCATGGGAAAATGGCAATAACCCGGGCCCGCTTCCTCCAGATGTAGGCGGGCATAGACCGCCTCTTTGCAGGCATCGACACCAACAATAAAAAGCGGCACCTTGCCCTTGTTATTTTTGGAGGGTCGCCGGGGCCAAATGGGCACGCCCATACCACCGCGTCCCTTGATGGCCCAAATTCGCCGACCCTGACGGGCACGGCAAAAAGCATAGGACTTCAATGTGTGGTGACCACCGGTGTCCACCGCCACGGCCCGAATGGCCATGTCTGCAACCTCTCGGCTGTGCGGAAAGGTTCGAGAAAGAAAATCATCCAGATCTTTCCAGACCGCCGGTGACGAGGGATCCCCCCAAAGCACCCGGTAATCGATGGACCAGGATTCCTCATCCTTGCCCCAGCCAACCACCTCAACTTCGATACGGTCATCCTGGACATCAACCCCAGCATCAAGGATGGCCACTCCAGGAGGAAGCAGATGGCCCCAATCCTCACGCCGTTCCAACAACCCCTCGCCATTGATGCGATCGGCGTCCTCTTCCCAGCTTTCTGCCAGTTTTGTATTGCACCAAACTTTCAGCCGGGGCGGATCTTTGTAAACCTGCCCGTGTTCCACGGCAATCTCACCCCAAGAGGTCCAGCCGTGGGGGGAATAAAGGCCGGAGAGATGAAATCCAGCGGTTTTGCCATCACCCTGTGCTTCGGCAATCCATTTTCCATTCTCCAGCATCCAACCTTTTTGATGGTCCTGGATCTCATTGCCGCAGTGGATGCAAAGGTAGAACGCCTTTTCCCGTTCACCCTTAGGCCAACGCACTTGACGCCATTCCAAAATCTGGAACTCTCCACACTCCGGGCAGGGCAGCCAATAGCGACGTCGATCACTTTCAGCGTAGGCCGCCTCGATGCGGCTGAATCCCTTGATGGTGGGGGTGGAGGTCAGCAGGATCTTGCGATTGTAAAAAGTCGCCGCCCTCTGGATGGCCAAGCCAATGGGATCACCTTCCTGATCCACGTCGGCTGAGAACCGATCTACTTCATCCAAAAATAGAAACCGTACCGGGGTGGAACTCAGCCCCACCGCTGAGTTGGCACCCGTCATCATCAAGGCACCACCCGGAAATTCCTTGGTCAGGACCGTGTTGCCCGAATCCCGAGACCGGGCCGGCTTGACCAGTTTTCTCAATACCGGACTCGCCTCGATCAGAGGGGCGATGCGTTGCTTGGAATAGCGTTTCGCCATCTCCACGGTCGGCTGAACCATCAACATGGGGCCAGGAACGTGATGAATCACATGGCCAATCCAGTTCAGGCCCGCCTCGGTTTTTCCGGTTTGTGATGCGAACATCGCCACCACCCGTTCCACTGGCGAGGATGGTGACAAACAGTCCATCACCTCTTTGAGATACGGTGTCCGACTGGTGCGCCAGGGCCCCGGTTCGCTGGAGGCAACGCTGGAGAGCATCCGGTGTTGGTTCGCCCATTCCGAAACGGTCAATAGCGGGTCGGGCCGCATCCCCTGGCGAAACGCCTCATCAGAAACTTCGGCGGCGGATGGAAGAACCATGGCCATGGATCAGGCTCCCCCCGAGGCTCCGGAGAGCCCCTCCAGGGCAATGTGGATCTCTTTGGTTAGGATATCGCTCACCGTATTGACGTCACTTTCCGCCGCCACCAATGCCGCCACCCGGCTGGGCAGTTTTAGCAACTGGTTCCGTGTGATCCGGGCTCGGTTGAAACTGGCCACTTTCACCTCATCCACATCGACATATTTACCGGCCTCGATCCGCTCTTTGATCTCCAAAAGACTGGCCTTCTTCACTTCGCTTTTGATGCGGGCCTTGAGCAGCATGGTGGCAAGGTTGCTTGCACCACCGCTGGGCAGATCCAGCCCCTGATTTATATCTGGGGTTGCCACAGGAAGCGATTTTGGACTGGAAACCGGCTTGGGTTCCGATGGCCGCCGTTCAGGCCGTGCTGGTTCCCGCACCGCTTCCAGGGCGGCGTCAGCCTGGGCAGGGTCCACTTTCCCATCCACCAAACGCACCACGCCTTTCTTCACCAGCTTGCTGACATATTGGCGCGAAAACCCGTGTTGCCGCGCCCATTCGGACTGAGTTAAAAGCATGATTTTATTATATTTTAAATCGATTATTGACTGGATATGAGAGGCCAAGCGATGGCTCTATGGTGTCCAACAACAACGCACCAACAACCATCGGAGACCAAAATGACCAAACTGACCGAAACCAAAAAGGCCGTTCTCGCAACCGCCGCCAACCGCCCAGATGGGTCCATCCAGCCATTGCCGGAACAAATCAAGGGTGGGGCCGCCATGAAGGTAATCGCCGGGCTGACAAACCTGGATCTGATCACCGACACCACCGGAAACAACGATTGGCAAATCAACGACCAGGGTTACCGGGCTATTGGCATGGAACCACCCCAGGCCGAACAGACCGTCGAACTCCACGTATCACCAGCTCCAGAGACGACACCAGATTCGGAAGCGGACGAACCCGAGGCGGAACCCATCCCGGCAGAACCCGAGACGGAACCCATTCCGGCAGAACCCGAGACGGAACCCATT